CCCGTTAGCGTCGAAGTCTATTTTTACCGACGATAAAACCCTAAAAAATAGGGTGTGTTTGAAGTACCTTAAAACATCTAACTTTATCAAAAATAACTATCTTGTAGTCACAATTTAGTCACATTTTTATTAAGCGTCCATTAATGATAAAAAAGATATGGTAATTATATCAGAATAGGGCTCAATGTCAATATAAAAAGGGCAGAAAATTTGTACTCTCTGCCCCTTTTAATATAGTAATAGTCTTTAGAAGCTAACACTGGCGGCCACTCGAGGCTCTATTTCTTCATCTTTAAAATCATACTGAGCTCCTATGCTGCCTTTCCAGGGGCCTCCGATACTCTTAAAAAATGAAACTCCTGCATCATTAGATGTTACATAGAACTCAAGACCAACCTCTTGCTTTTCTTCTTCTTGCTGCTGGATCATGACTGTGCCGCCGGGCTGCACATTGGCAATATGAACCTGCTGTGTATTTGTCTTCATGAAATAAGCTCTATATATAGTCAATCCTATGAAGACAAGTATGGCCAGGCCCAAGATAAACCTAAGATTCTTTACCCAAGGCATTAATTCAAAGAAGCTCTTTGTAAATTTCTTACCGCTTACTTTATCAGCCAATTTTTAACCACCCTTGCTTATAGGCTACTATGGCAAAGCCTATAATACCAATAAGCATGCCCACATAAGTATGAATATCAACAACCAGAGCCTTTAAAAGACCTAACATGATGAATCTCCTTTCTTTTTTTTATTTTCCTCTAAAAAATCATCTACACTATTTGCCAGGGCGTCAAATTCGTCTTTTAATAATGATTGCGCTGCCTCTATAATTCTTAAGCAATGAGCTATTCTCTGCATGCTCTCTAAAACATTGTGTTTGCTTTTATCAAGATCAGACATCTATATCGCCTATTTTAATATTAATCAGTAATTGTCTTACCTATGCTAATTATTATTGGGGTCGTTTTATCTATATTGCTGTCACTGAATTGTATTTTTAATTCTCCCACAAAATTACCATCTCGATCTGTGTTATCCGCACTCAATTGGCAGCTGACTATGCCAGCAGCAGCCTGGTCCTTATTAAAATTACCATCATTAATAGTGACAATCGCGGACGACTTAATATCTGCTGCGATGCAGAATTTTAATGTTGCGCTTGAGACATCAACGGCGTTACCGCTTTCATCCTTAATAGTAAAAGTTATTGTTTTAGCTTCTTTTTTTATTAGCTGTAGATCTGCGCCCATCTCCCTACTCCTTCTCTACTAAAATATTATTATTTTCTACCTGAACACTTATATTCGGATCATCGCTTACCTGAACTCCGACACTCGGATTATCAACCGATACTCCGACATTACAATTATTAGATCCCGCACTATATTCTTCTTCATCGCTCACGCCATCTATATCAGGCTCTGACTCCAAATACTTTCTACATCTTAAATAATCCGACAGAATAGGATAAACCTTGCTATCCCCGAAAGGTTGCCATCCTAACTTTGCAGTAGCCCCACCCGTTGCCTCAAAAAACTCGTATCTTATCGGATATATCTTATCCATATTATAATTACCGCTCTTCTCAACATCGCCATGATAATTCCAATCATTTATAACGCTCTCCTCATTAACCCATAATCTCTGACCATCATCGCTCGTCGAATAAAAAACGCAATCCCCTAACGTTTTCGGCTTAACCCAACCAATCCATCTAATACTAACATTATCCGCCCTACTCTCCCAATCATTACCATTAATCTGAACAACATTACTATTCCATTTATGATTTATATCCACATCGACATCATTGCCCAATAAATTACTCAAAGACGTATCTCCAAAATAGAGATATCTTAATCCCGCCGTCATTACACTATCGATATCGCTTATATTCTCCGCCTCTGAATTTCCGTAATAACAATAGATATCCACGTCCTCGTCCAAATTATCTTCAATCTTTACGTATGCATGCGCAATCCTATTCGGACTATCTCCCTCGACCTTCTCGATCCAACAATCCAATAACGTACGCCCGTCGTCCTTCGTAAACCTTAAATCTCCACTATTATCATATGACGGAAACTTATCGGACTTATTATCTAAATGAAAATCACACCCGCTCGCACCCTCATTCTCTCCGACTTTTATTAATTTCTGATAACCTTCCCCCGCACCAACTTCGCTACCTATCGTAATCTTCTTTCTGTATTTCCAATTCGGATTATACCAATTCTGTGTCGGTGGACTCTCGCTTGACAACGCTAATTCGATATCACTCTGAACCTCAACATCCACATTAATCCCTGCAGGTGCTTCAGGCGGTACATATAATTCTAACGTTTCAACTTCATCCCTACCCTGATCAAACGTTAAAACAAATTCCTTCGTAATATATCCGTCCTTCGTTATCGTTATCTTATGAGGACTATAAATTTCTTCCGTCTGATCTTGCTGAACTCCATCGATATCATGCTTCTCATAAATCTTATACGTTATCGTCTGACGTTCTATCTCTCCATTCTCATCCGTATTAACGCTAAAAACTTCATCTCCGTTTTTATCTTTACAAACTACACTCGCACTCTCTATCGGATCTCCATTAACATCTTGAACTAATAAATCATAATAATATTGACGATTGAGAATTGACTGCTTATTCGTCGATCCAGATTCTAAAATATGAGATACGTTCCAACTATTCGCTACGCCATTTATCGCATAAACATTATTAGGACTTTCATTTTCTGGACGCCAAACTGAAGAAAAACGTATTTCATTAGCCGTTATTCCTGACGCTATTTGCCCATCCATCCATAAATTTAACGTTCCGTCTGGCATCTTTGCACCATCAATATCTAAAACATGAGGCGCTCTCAATGATATCCCGCTTTTAAAAATACAATTTCTTATTTTAAGATCATATTCAGTAGACGACCAACCCAAACCAAACCCCACATCAAAAACGCTATCATACATTTCAACATCACGATAAAATTGCGGACTAATATGCCCGTTAGGATTAGGCATTATCAAACTTCCATATATTTTCATCGATCCATGCATATAAAAATGTCCGTCATCAAAAACCGCATACCGAAAAGAGATCATTATTCCGTCATACCCCGTACCATTCGCCGTTAATCTCCCAAATGTTACAAAACTATTTGCCTGACTTTTAAAATCCGCATGAACAAACATTAAACTCTCTTTATCTCTCATCGCAAAATAAGACGCCATCGATCCATCGCCTATCGTTATGCTCGCTAAAGATAAAAACCCCCACTTATTATCCGTATCCGTCGTCTTTAAGACTCCCCAACCATTAGATACATCTTCTTCATATATATCAACCAATCTACATGGCGTACTCTCTGAATACCCCGTTATGACTATCGTATTATTACCACATTGAACCTTTTGATTAGAATTCGCACCGCCTTCAGATACTCCGCTAATACTTGATATACGACATCGAACCCAACCCGTACGCTTTTGACCATTAACATCAACCCACGTCCAATCTTCAGGTACATCGAACTTAATCGTTTGCTCTCCCGTATTCGTCCATCCGTTCGTACCATCAACCACATTCGATAAATCAACCCACGCAGATCCGTTATAATATTCCCATTTAAAGACTACACCTGACGCTGAAAAAGGTGTACTCACATACACCTTTAAATCTTTAAACTTACCACGTCGTGCAGGACTATTTCCCCCATTAAAATAAATGCAGTCATTTACGACTGCATCATCATCAAAATAATCGAACACGCTTTCATCTTTTAAATTCGACGAATAAGCGCCGTCATGATATCTAAATATATACCCGCAATCTATCCAATCATTATAATTTATCGCCACTCTTATTTACCTCTTTTGCATTATTAACAACCTTCTCGACAACACTTTTAACCTTCGCAAGATCCTCTTTTTCTTTTTCTAATGATTTCTTGATATCCGCCCGACCACCATTCTCCGCATCAACAAGACGCTTAATATTTTCATCATTCCCGCTATAATTAACAACCTCTATCGAATTAATATAATCATCTATATACTTAATTTGCTTCTCTAATTTATCAACATGAATTTCCTCGACGACAACCCGATATTTTAAGACGATATTTTTATCACTCTCACTTTGAACATAGATCTCTTTATCTTTTCCATTTTTTATTAGTCCATACATTACTAACATCTACTCCTTTTTTCATTAAATAGTTCATAAGTGTCTGCTGTTGCCTTTTAAGTTCAGCAACATTTGACTCCACATTGCCTAATTTTCCATCTATTGCGGTCATTTTTAGGTTTATAAGGCTTATTTGCTCGTGTTGTGTTTTTTCTACTGCGCAAATTCTTTTCTCTATTTCCACAATTTTGCCGGTGTTATTCTTAACTTGATTAGCCAGTCCGCCCCAATTTTTAGCTGTGCCTATCGAATATCCTAACAATGTAAGCAAAGCCATAATTATTGCTACAATAGCCCGTACTCCTATTTTTTTAACCTTTATACCCATGATGGCCTCTCCTTTGATTATCTGCACCATACATAAACTGTATCGCCATTTCCGTTGACTTTACACCTACTGGCTCCGTAATTACATGCCATTTGCACCTGAAGCGTTACTGTGGTCCCTCTCCATGAAGGATCGCATGTAATCTTAACCATTTTCCTGGCATAGCTCGTACCCACCACAGACTCTTCACTGCTAAAATCTGATGCTCCTATCCTAAATTTTACATATGCTGTTTCTCCAGCATTTACAGCTGCAATCTGCAAGGATAATCTTATTTCTAAGCAATCCTCCGGCACTTCATATTCATAGCTAACCCCGGACACATCAGTCCATGATGAGGGATGAGTTCCCCCTACACTTGACTGCTCAGATTCCCCAGTAATAGTTTGCTTTAGCCTTTCTAATCCTATTCTCTGGTCCTCATTGCTTTCATCGTGCGTATGAGCCTTATATAGATCATGCCGGTCGTTCCACAAATCAGCTATTATTCTTGAGCCTAAGCCCTTATAACTAACTTTAATATCGTGGCCAGCATCAGCCGAGTTAAATTGTATATATCCAGTTTTATATTTATAATCTATTCTGAATTCATTGTCTCCAGGGACTCCGGAAACTTCTGTCATATTAGAATCTTGATCTACGTCATAAACCGTTATTGATGATGGGCTTTCTTCATATGGAATTTCTTTAAGCCTTATCCAATAAGGCGAGCTGGCCGGGATAGTATGCTCTTCTTCGGATATAGTATTAGGGTCGTAAGTTTCAGCAAACGGGTCAAATCTTTTATTGATAACTGCATCTAACATAATAAACTCCTTATTAACTTAATTGTTTTACGTTGGCCTGCTGCAGCGCTTCCTGCAGCTTTAGGTTCCTTAGTAATTCGAGTATCGGTTTTTCAACTGGCAGAAACACTGCGCCCAATTCGGCATCAGCTTTTATGCCGGCTGCATTAACTTTATAGGTAACCTTTTTTATAGGTAATTCGTACTCTTTTATTTCCTCTTTGCTATAATTTATTTTGACAACCTTACTATCGCTTAAATATAGTTTCGGCGTAACAGTATTATCAGAAGAAGTTAAAATTGCTTTATATTGAATATATCTCTGGCCCGAGCTTTCAATTTGTGAACCTGATGGAGTAGTAAGCTTGCTTGATGCCGGTCGCCATTCTTCTGCGCCATCAGATGAAGCTTCATCATTAGTTCTTGTTTGGAATTCGATATCTGTATCTGTTGGCAGGCTTTCTGACCATTCCAGCAGCCCTAATTTATAAACCTGATCAGATAGATCTATCCATTCTGAAATAAGCGTACCTGATGCTTCGTAAGTTCCTGGTGTGTGCTGGCCAGCATCGATTTTAAGGTAATCCATATGCCATTCTGAATCTTCATTGGCATTAGGATTAGTTCCTATTGTTACAACTCCATTATCAGCAGCGATGCTTCCTGCAGAGCAATCTACGTCAGTCGTTTCTGGAGTCTGACTATCATCTAAATAGGTGTCAACATCGGTATGGCCATTATGGACCACCACCCTTATTTTATACCAAACTCCGGTTTCCCAAGCTTTGCTTATGCATGTTTGATACGTAGATCCATCATATACTTTCATAGCATTAGATGAAAAAGCAAATTGAATATCATTATCATCTGTCCCAAACCTTACAATATGGGACTGCGTTCCTGGTGCAATATTAAACTTAATTCGAAACTCAGCAGTAAAATCGCCATCTAAGGAACCAACATCTTTGTAGATAAGTCCATACCCAGAGCTACCATTGCTATCCTGATGAAGCTGTCCTGCTGGATCTATTTCTGAAACTCCACCGCCGCCATCTGCATCTGTCCACCCGGTCAAATCGTCGAAGCTCTCTTCTTCTGTAGACCAATCTGCTGTGTCAGTATTTTCTAATTTAACTTCCAATGGAGATTCGCTGATTTCTACAGTATCTTTGGTACCGGCATTAAGCTCAGCATAAGTATCGTGATTAATCTCGTGCTCAACTTCTGTTTTCTTGTTAGGCATAATTCTGGCTTTGCCGGTCGCCTCTATTTTTTCGCCATCAAGATCAATGCCTTTAACTTTTGCTTTTTCCGTTGGATCTTTAAGTTCGCTTAGTTTATAATTAGCCCACCTCTGGGCATCATTGCTATCTAATGCTGGTGGTATAGTTAGGCGGCCCCACCTGCGGCCATAAGCTACTATACTGTCAGAATCATTAACATTAAGCATAAAATTACTGTTGGAGTCTATCCTGCCACCAAAAACATCAATATCGTTTTTAACATCAGTTATATCGGTTTCCGGAATAAAAACCTCTAAATGCTTGCCTACAAATTTCACAGCATTGACATTAAGATCGGTATCTTTAGGTTGAAAAAAGAATTCCCTATCAGCATCAACGCCATATACATAATTTTGCGCCATCTCAGCCAGTTGCTTTATCGCTTCTTTGGCAGACACCTTATCAAAATCCATATCAGTTATGTAAAAAGCCGGGCTTGTAGCCTCTATCTTGCTGGCGTTATAAACAATATTGCTCTTACCTTCTACAAAATTCGTAATCAGATGCTTGACAACCTCAGATATTTCCCTATCGGCCTGCGTGGGGAATGTGGTGGAATTATATGCCTGATCTACTTTGCAATTTTCAAGCTGCTCAAAGAATCCAAATCCGCTATAGCTGAAAGTGTCATTAGTAGACGTAAACTCCGGCTTATTAATTATATATCCTGAATACCAGGGGTCATTGTCTCTAAAGAGATGGAAGTCTACTCTATAATTATATTGAATTAAAATTGGTGGTTTTTCGTTGAGTGTAAAACTGAAGCCGGCACATCCATTCTCGGATAGAACAAAAGTTAAGCTGTGCAGGATATTTTTCCCTATTTCATCAGAGCATTCCCATAGTTTGACGCCGCTCGTATTATATATTTTTATTTTGACGCCGGTATCGCCAAGGGGGTAGGTATAGGTAGTTATATTTGACCAGTCTACGGCCATATCATCAACAATGGCCCCATCAACAATAGCTTCACTATATTCTTCGCTTATCATAAATACCTCCAGTAAAATTCAATTTTAACAGAGGCATTATCGAGGCCAGTCAACTCTAATGTATTAATCCCTTTCAGCAGCCTCAAAAAGGACCCAGAAAGATATCTTATGGTATTTGTGGTGCTTAAATATACGGTTCCTTCGTTGCAGTCTATAACGACACTTGCCCCGCTTTCTAAATTGCTATCATCATATGTAAAAAGGCTGTTTCCGTCAGTCTTATTTTTTAAGCTCAAAGATGCGTAAGATCCACTGTTTGTAATCGTAATTATAGGATAAACTTCGATATCACCCCCGTTACTAACATTCCATTCATGAGGTGTTTCGCTAATGGATTCTGTATCTTCGGATATCTCGGGCGAATACCAAAAGGGATCTTCACATATAAATTGTATTGAGACATTAGATAATCTGGGAAAGTTGTTTTGCTCGAGGCTATTTGTTACAATTGCTTTTTTTACATTTATATACCGGGAGCTTGTTTTGTAGAGCTTCTGGTCCTGTTTATATAGAGCTGCATATAATGCTTCCAGGTTTGTCCTGTATTGGCTTACTGTCTCTCCATATACCTGACCTATCACTGTAATGATTCTTTTATCAATCTTGCCATCAGAGGTATCCTTAACGCCATGAGAATATGCTCTTTCACTTTCGCTCGATCTGGGGGTAAAGGGATCGCTTGAAACGCCAAAGGTCTCATCAAAATTGTACTCATTTAGATCGCTATCTACTAATTTAAGCAGTTCCATTATGCATAACTCCTAATGGCGTTATTAAGTTTATTGCCAATGGCATCCATGATTTCATCGATGTTGTCTATTTTTTGTGAGGTGTAAATATTTCCCGAGAAATAATTCTTTAAAATTACTGTACGCTTAGTTTCTTTCTTTGATGCTCTGCTGCCAGGATTATAAGGATTTTCATCTGCTCTTTGTATTCTTTCCCCCCTATGCACCAGGATAGGCATGGTATCCGGCACGTAATCCATGCCAGTTGCTGCCCCTGGTAAATCTCCTACGGTAGCTTCGGTTAGTTTTGTTTTTTGTGTGCTTAAGTTCGCTATAGCGGTTGCAGTAGACATACCTATGGCCACTAATCCGGATACAGCCGCAGCCACTTTCCAGAATTGGAATGTTGCTGCACCCATAGCCTCTTGAATATGAAGTATGGCCGTGGCTGCCTGAGCGAAACCTTCGATCATAATTGCAGCAATGTCAAGCCAGCTATTACCTGTTAACTGAGCAGCGCTTCTCATTATGCTGGCCACATTAGAAGCAAATGTCTTTTGCGCCTCGAACCTGGCTTTAGCTGAGGCTATTTCTGCATCTGTTTGCGCTTTTAATATCTTCGTGTGTTCTCCCTGGTACCATTTATCAAGTGTTACCTTGTCTGCTCCAAGTCGCTCAAATGCGATACGCCTCTCTTCAAGTTCGGCTAAGAGGAATTCTGTATCCTCCTGCTGCATTTGCTTTTTAATAGTAGACCATTCTTTCTCAAGGGCAAGCTGATCTGCCGGGCTTAGGCCCGCATTAGCCTCTCCGCCTACCTGGCCAGGTAATTGACCCTCAATTCCAGCCTGTTCGCCCTGCCCTATCTGGGCTGATTGATCTATTTCCGTTTTGGCTACAGATATTGCTTGTTTAAAATCATTAATTGCAGTTCTTATCTTGGCTGCCATCGATTCCGAAGCTACTTCTTTAGAAGTTTCTAATCCTTTTTCAAGCTCATTGATGGTGAATTCTAATTGCTCAGCCATACCTTTATATTGATTTTTTACATGGGGCAACCATCCATAGCCCAGGAGTTTTGATTGAGCCTGCTGAAGCTTAATTACAGCAAGTGCTGCTTTATTAGCCCAAATGGCTATATTGAAATACACTTTTTTTACCTTGCGCCAAGCATCAACAACTTCTCCGGCGCCTATTATCATGGCTGCCAGAAACTCTTTAAAGCTTTCATAGGCTTCGCCTATTGCCTCATTGAGCTCATTAACTATTTCAGTATATTTGCCGCCCTCTTCCTTGCTGTTAACTATTATATGATAAATAGCCTGCATATCAGATTTGAGCTTACTAAAAAGGTCCTTACCGATATCCTTTTTGAAATTGAACCATGCATCCTGCATCATCGACATCAAGCCGGTCCAAGTGGTTGCAAGCCGCTTAGAAGCACCAATGTATTTGGCAGTTCCATCCTCCCAGGCTTTAGTGATTTGATTCATGGTTTCTTCTGCAGAATATGATACTCCGGCCTGGAAGCCCAAAGCAGCCAGTACGCCTCTTTCCCTAAACATATCGGCCGCGCTCGCACCGGCTGAATACATTCTAATCATTTGAGAAGTAACGTCCTTTACGGCTATACCTGTACCGGCTGAAATATCAACAATAATAGGCATTAGTTTTTCTATCTCATCGCTTCCACCCCTTACTACTGCTGATAGGTCAGTTGCAGACTCCATTATTTCTTCATACGTCTTAGGCACCTTGCTGGCCAGTTCGCTCATGCTCTCAAAGACCCTATTCCCCTCGCTCACACTGCCAAGCAGGGTCTCCAGGCGCACTCGTAGATCCTCAACAGTTGAAGCTGTATTAATAAGGGCTCCTGAAAACTTTTTTATAGCTAAAACAGCAGCTGCTACTACAGCTGCATAGGCAAGCCAATACTTTTTTATGTTAGCCATGACTCTTTTAGCAGTTTTTTGAATCTTATACATATTCTTTTCAAACTGCTTAGTGGCCAGGTCTTTTAATTTTAGAATGAGTTTGAGTTCTGCGTTTGTCACGTTCTGTTCTCTCTTTTGTCTGCTCCGCTATTTCCTTAGAGATAATATCCATAGCATGGTTATATTTAGCTGTCTGCTCTAAATATCCCCCAGAGCCAGGGAGCACTCCCTTTTCAAGTCGATTAAATGCCCTTATATAGGAGTATGCAATAGGGTTTACAAACTTGACAGGACATCTTTGGGGGTTTTTGGTGTTCATTGGCCATTTATCAGGGAACGGTGAATCTTTAGTGCATCCTCTCTGAATTTTTAAAGCATCAGAGCAGTTTCGGCAACCAAGCCCCAGCTCCGGGAGCCTAATTGCCATTATTAGTTTTTTTCTTCTTCATCGCTGAGTTTTGCCATTCTCCTGATTTCGCCGGCTAATTCGTTTATAACAGCTACCGGAATTTGCCCTAACACCTCATCTGTAGGAACAAAGCGCTGCTTGCCGCATTTCTTTACAGATATTTTTTTAAACTCAATAGCCTTGTCGTCTTTATCTAAAAAGTTTTTTATATCTGCAAGAGCAAATCTCACAAGCTCTACATTCTGTTTGTTGTAGGCAATAGAACTTAGCGCTTTAGCATCTTCTGAATTATTAGGATTCATCTCAAATGTTGTAATTATGTCTTGAATTTCCTGCAGAATAAGTGAATCAAGATACCTTAAAACGAATATAGTTGGATTCTCCTTGTCGGGGTCGTTTGTTAATATGTAATCTTTAGTTTCGTTAATGCTTAGTCCTCTTACAGCCATGAATGCTCCTCCTTTTTTTATTTGTGAATTATTGAAATTTCATCATCATTGCTGCCGATATTAAGACTTATTGGCATATCAAATATTGCCAGGCCATCTGATTCATCTAAATTAACATTAGTAAAGTTAATATAAGGTAGTGAGATATCATATTGGTTGCCGGCTACGTTTGTAATGCTAATTGTTGCTGCAACTTCAGTTGAGCCCATTAACTTAGTTAGAAAATCATAGGTTGCCTTCGATGTAGCCTCAACTACTAATTTGCCGGAAGGATTTCGTTTGCCGCAGCAGAAGCCTGCATACCCTGCAGCATCTACCATACTCGGCCTGGGGATAATGGGAATACCCATGTCAATCTCAAATTCTCTTAATATAAAAGTTTCTACTGAATCCAATGTGAAGCTCACTGACAATGCAAGGGGCGGACTCTTATAATTAGATTCAAATGTTGGTGTAACAATAGAAGCATCACTATTTTCCTGGCAGAGACCGCTCATTTCAAAATCACAATATACAGGCTCGCCATTTTTACCAGATAACTTCATATTGCCTACAGCTCCAAGAAGCTTATACAATAATCCATCGACATAATGATAAATTGTATTTGATTTTAAATTTTCTGAAGCAGGCTTATAAGTTACATTTTCATCTGCATTTATTTCCTCTTCAAAGCTGCATCCCTCAAAAGAATCACCTACTCTTGGGGGAGTATCAACAGCACCTGATCCAAAAAGTTCTACTTTATAGGCCAGCTTTGCATATCTGGCGCCGGCTAAGGGCTTAATTTTACTTAAAGATGGAAAAGGATGCCCTCTTTCAATCATATTAATATCAAATTCGGGCTTAGTTTTTTCGCAAATAGGTATTGCATTACTTGCTGCAGTAGGTGTACTATCTTCGCCATAGGATGATTCATTTTTAACTAATAAAACTTGACGCTCCAAAAGCTTTGACATCATAGTCCTCCTTTTTATATTTAACTAACTTGACTTTCCGGATTACTCATTGTGTATCTGTACTCAACTTCTGCTTCTATAGTTATCCCGGCATATGATTGGCCCTCCGAAGTCTCAAAAGGCATATTGCCGGTTATTCTTGTCGCTACTGCATATCCGCCCCTGGTATGATCTTCCATCAGCTTCTTTTGAATATCTCCAAATAGTGAATTTAAGAAAGTATCAGTTGCCCCGGGATTATCCTCTTCGTCGTGGCGGATCCAAACATCAATCATTACTGTCATTTTGGCTGACACAACCAAGCCCGGTCTATGCTCTAAGCTTTCCGGACCCATATTAATAATTACTGCAGGAATATGTACTAAAGCATTTCCTGCCTGCTTCCAACGCTGCACACTCTCAATGTCATTATTAAAGCCATTCGTGATAGAAATTGCTTCAATAGATTCCTTAATATTTTCGAGTATTTTTTCTTTTATAGTGCTTGACGAAATAACCTTTATAGCCATCTTAAATCCTATCTAATGCCTTTTTGACTGCCTTGTTTAGCCTGGCAATAGCAAAAAGCTCCATACTTTCATGCCAGGTGCTAAAAAAGCCCAATCTCGGTCGTATTTGAATTTTATTTTTTAAAACATATAATATATTTTCAGGCTCCAGCTCGCCACTACCTCTTTTAAACTTCACTAAGAATCTTTTGCCTTTAAATGGCACAACTCGCAAGTTTTTAATATTTTGAGGTTTTTTATATCGCTTTCTTAATGCCCCAGAAGTGGTAAACATTTGCGTTCTGGCCGAAAGGGGAACAGCCATACTTCTGCCGCCTGCTTCTACGGTCCCCCCAAGCTCATGGAGCTTAGCTATCTTAGAGTCAGTATAGATTACAGTACCCATATCATTAAGCCCACCTAAGGGTGTAAGCATTACTCTTTTGAAGTGTGTAAAAATACCTCTCGGGCGGGCCTTTACCCCTGGAGGCCCCTGGAGGCGTTCTTTACGCCATGCCTTAAGGAATTTGCGGCCGACATGATCAAAAGCATCACCCAGCTCCTCCTTGAGATACTGAGGGCCTATCCTTATAGCCTTTTCTAATAGTTTTGTATTTATTGAAAAATCCATTAATCTACCTGCTTACTAATAAATGCCACATGCCGCTGTCTTTGCTTATAATATCTACGACAACCCATTCAACGCTATCTTCATCTAAAAGTATCGGAAATGCCAAAATATCATCGCCTTTATCAACCGAAGTGACTCCATTGGTGGCATCATTTGCTATATAAACCTCGCATTGATTTCTAAGAATGCGCCCGGAATCTTCATCCCCGGGCTTTAATCGCTCTCTAATTACAAGGGCAGTAATTTGCTTTGCAGCGCCATCTTTAGGCGTATAAGTTATAGCCTCTCCAAATTCATCTGAATTTAGAAAGGAATTAACTGCGTCTTGTGAGAGCTGATCCTTTAAGCTCATTCTTCTTTTTTACCTTTGCTGCTTTTTTCGCAATCTACAATTTTTATCTCGCCGAGTTGCATTGAGATATCAATGTCTTTTCTGGTAAAACCTTTTTTACAAGAGATTGTACCCATGACAGTTCCGGCTTTTTTAATCTTGCCATTTATCTTTTTATCTTCCCTTAATACAATTCTAATTTCTTTGACCATTTTCTATTTCTCCTTTGACAGTTTTATTGCTCCGGGAGCCTTATTGTAGGCCCCCGGATAGATATTGCCAAACCCTAACTTATTAACCAGACTGAGAAAGTGTAGCTTTAATTGATTTATCCCAGAATCCAAATCCAACGTTGCGTGATACATTAATGCCATATTCATGCATGTTTGTATCATGTTCAAACTCAGAACCTTCTGCTTTAGCTGAAATCTTTATATCAGTTTCACTCTGTAGAATAAATGGCTTAGCAGCTCCATCTATTCTATCCACAAAGAAATCAACATCAGAAGTAAGTCTGGGATTGGGAGATGGGATAATCTCAAAGCCTCCGTCTTTCAATTTAAGAGGATTGTCCACAACTCCCGTTCCGGTGCTTAAAAAATTAGAACTAAGGGCCTGGATTAAGGCTCCGTACATATTTATCGGAACCTGAACTAAAAATTTACTTGCATTTTCATTAGAAGGTTCGCCTTGGTCATCTTTAAAAGTATAAAAATGCTGGACAACCTTTAGTATAGCCTTAGCTAATTCTACGGGTGTAGGGTTATCTGCATCTGTCACTTCTAATTCACTATAATCAGATGATGTAAGCAAATTTGATAAAGTGCCGCTATCTCCCCAGCTGTGGCTTGCAGCATAAAAGTATTCTTTATCAACGCAAACAGTGGAAGTTCCGGCTATTCGCAGAGTAGAAAGCAACTTTGCCCAGTGAGATACTGCCTTTTCTACCATCTGATCAATGCGCATCTTGATAAAGCCAGTTTTGTCTCTTCTTAAATCATCAACATGAATCTGCATAGTTGCTTCAAATGGCTTGTTGGTAACATCTACGCCAGCAGTTCTCAAGCTTTTTATAGACCTACCGCCGATCCACTCTCTCATTGCCGGTGTTGCGCCAATTATTCTGTATTTCTCAGTAGCTTGATTGGAATTGAATTCCATTCCACATAAAAATGGCCAGGTTTTATCCTTTGACATCTCTAAGCCATTATCAATCATACCAATAATATCTCTACTGCCTAATGCTTGCTGATCCATAATTCTCCTCCTTAATTTTGTTCCTGGTTTATGTCTTACTTAATAAATTTGCAAATCTTTATTTACAAATTTAGATAGATCTCAAAGAAACAGCTTCAAAGTATACAACGCACTTGGTGCCAGATATCCATCTAACAATCTTGCCAATACTTGAATAATTAGATGCGGTTAATGTAAAGGTGTTGTCATCAGATGCATAAACGGTAGAACCTTCATCTGTTACTGCAGATACGCCAGTAACATCAAGTATTATCTTACCTCTTTGTAGAACCTTAACTCTCTTATCTCCGGCTTCACCATCTGCATTATCAACCTTCCTAATAGAAAAGCCAGCAAAGTCATCTCCGGCAACCAATGGCCTAAAATATCCGGAACCATTTTCTCCCACAGCTGAACCTTCGTAAACAATCTCAGAGTCTATAACAGGAAGATCGTTATAATCCTCGCTCTCGTACGTTCTTACTTTATTGTCTGCTAATGTAGTCATCGCCTTCTCCTTTTTTTTTACTAAGTTAAAATTTTACGACAAAAATAACTTATATAGATACTTTTAGCTGCGAGCTAATCTTTTTACCCTGCCTTTGCTCTCAGCTCTTTTAAATCCTATATACGTTTCCTTAGAAAGAAACGCCTCTCTTACTTTTGGATCTTTATCATACTGAGCTGCCCATAACTCTTCACCTTTTAACCCAGTCAAGCCTTTGTCTGCCTCGTCGCTATTAGGGCCGGGTGTCTTTTGGGTGTTCTGAGAAAGAAGGTCAATCTTTGCATCCTTCATTTTGCTTTCCGCTGCTTCAAGCGTAGTTCCCGCTTCTATAGCTTGCATTGCAATGGCATTCAGCTGCTCAAGAGCTGCAGGGCAAGATTCAGAAAACTCATTTGCTTTGCTCAAAATATTTTTAACCCTTAATCTTTCATCCTTCATGGCACCCTCAAGCTGTGTCTGGGCATCATTACCTGCGGCCTCTTTGGTTGACTTCACTAAGGCTTCAACCAAGTCAGGTCTATTCTCTTGAATATCCTTTACGCTTAAATCTTTAATTTCCATATCGCTCTCCTTTGTTTGTATTGCTTTTTGTGCCTGCTTTGCTTGCCCCGGGCCAGGCCTTTTAGCCCGTCTCATTTGACTTCCACATTCAGAACACTTATGCTCACTACAATGATCGTCATAAGTTTCTTTGTGGCCACACTCAATACATTCGCATTCAAAAACCTCCTCTTGAGCATTAGCTTTAGTTTTAGATCCACTTATTTTTTCACCGGCTGTATCAAATAAATTGTCGAAATTTTCTATATCATCTGCCAACCCAACGTCGACAGCTTTTTGTCCAATAAACACCTTACCAACAGCCACCTTTACTACCTGATCTGCAGTCATGTTTCTATTGCGCTTAACGCCGGCAACAAATAGATCAAAAAAGGTATTAACTTCTTCCTGTATGACATCCCTGTCATCATTAGAAAGATGTTGCTGAGGGTGTCCGGCCGCTTTATGCCTTCCAGCTTTTATGATTTCGTTTTTTATGCCGGCATTATGATAGGCAACAGACCAATCACTTACAACTGAATACACACCAATCGAGCCAATGTCAGAGCTTTTTGATGTGTAGATCTTGTCTGCAGCAGAACCAATCCAATACGCAGCTGAATCCATTTGACCATTAGCATAAGCTATTATTGGCTTTATCCCTCTTTTGCTGAATATCAAATCAGATAATTCGGCTACACCATCAACACTGCCTCCTGGGCTATCAATGTCTAAGAGAATAGTCTTAACGTCATTATCATTAATTGCTGCCTTAAAATTATTTCTTATTTCCTGAATCGAGGTTCCTGATGGTTGAGAAATGTTATTTACCATACTGCTTCTCTTGGCAATAACTCCATAAATTGGAATGCGAGCAACCCCATTGCTAATATCATATTTAACTTCTGATTTATTATTGCTCTTAGTGGCCGCCGATATTTCTTCAGCAGATAGTTTTTCGCCTTCAAAGCTTCTTTTGATTATTTCTGCCATTCTCATAAGGACATCTTCTTTTAATGCCCATGGCCGCATATAGAACATTTCATTAATCCTCTTGCCCATCTTTTTCGTTCTCCTCTTTTTCAGTATCAGTATTAGCCTTTACATCTTTGTGGTCTATTATTCGCACTCCATAAGTTTCTTCTAATTCTTTAACTTTAGATGCTTCCCTGGCTCTTTGCTCAAGAGTTTCTTGCCAATCTCTGCCTTGCGCAGCTGCTTCATCAGCTAAGGTAGAAAGACCTGCCGCTATTGCCAGCTGTGACGATTTAGCTTCCTTAACCGGATCCACCCACTGCCAGCCTGGAGGTATCCACTTTGCCCTTACCCAATCGAGCCTATTTTTATAAAAACCATCAACCTGAAGTTCATTCCTAAGATATGCTTCCTCTAAGAGCATTTCCCATACAGGTTGGCAAAGCTTAGTGGCAAGCCATTCTTGTCTAACTTTAAAATATCTGCGAGCCTCCAACAAGGCAGTACGAGCACTTGAATAGTTAGTTTGACTAAAGTCCTTAGCGACAAGTTCATATGGCAGCCCTAATGCAGCCGAAATAAGCCTTAAAATTCTATTAACAAAGGGTTCGAAAGTAGTACCCGGCCTGTTAGGTGAGAATGCCTCCACATCTTCCCCTTGTGCAAGATATTCAACCATACCAGGTTCAATCTCTTGTATCCTTTGCCCATCTGAATTAGTAGAGCTTGAATTTGCTGCGGCTATTTCTGCGGGATCGCCGGGCTTTTTAATAATCATCCCAAAGCAAGCACATATTCTGGCTGTTACCAGTTCGGCCTCAAGATATCCGGCCATATCCTTAAAATAATTCAGCACAGGCGCAAAGAAAGGTATGCCGCGGGTTTGACCTGGCCTTTGCATGTAATAAAGGTGGTGAATGTTTTTTCGGCCGAGGGCATTTCTGGCTGGAATCTCAATATATTTATCGCTTTTATCATAAGATCTGTATTTAACTTCTCCTGGATGTGTTTTTCGAATATAGTAAGAAAGGGGATGGCCCCTATCTCCCACTTTTACCCCTTTGCGTATTGATTTATCTCCTCTTAAATCGCTTGGAGTTTCAAGGCGGTCAGCTTCAATGATATCTAAAGCTAAAGAATATGGCCTGCCCGGCTCATCTAAGCGCAAAGGAATATAAATAGCTTCTCCATTTTCAAGAATTTGCCTATCTATTAAATGCTGAATCTCATAGAAATCAAGTCTTTCTCCGGCATCAGCATGTGGCACCCATTTTTCCCAAATTCGTTCGGCCCTTCTTTGAAATTCCTTTGCTTTTTTTTCATCAAGTCCTAAATTATCCCTATCAACTCTTGATTGCGGCTTAATGCCTGTACCAACAACATTGGTTGTCATCGTATTTGTGATTCCGGATGCAGTTGCATCATTCCTATTTAGGTCTCTGCTGCGCTCTCTAAGATCAGCAAGTTCAAACAATAAATCCTCATCAGGGCTGCCGCCGCCAGGTGTCCAATGACTTCTAACTCTATCCCTACTTGCCCCCCTATACGAGGTAGCAACTATTCTTGACGCTTTTCTATATGCCGCCCTTTTATACCCTATGCGTGGACTTACAATACCAATGACCCTATCAATGGCTGAGCCTACTTTTTCACTAAAATTTGTTTTTTGCTTTACTTCTCTCATTATGACGGATCCTTAAAGGCAACATATGTTCTTGAGCCACCTGATCTGCTGGCTGCTATTTCTTTTTGCAAAGTATCTCGAAGTGTGTTTAGTTCTTGAATAGGCATATATTGAATATTGCGACCGTTTATGCTGTATGAATCAACAGCTCCACCAGTTAAGCGCGCATAGATGGCACTTTCTACGGCATCTAACATTTCTTGTTTAGTGGCCATGCTTACTCCTTCTTTTGTGTATAAAAAAAGCAGATATACCCTCAAATGATATATCTGCCATAAAATTATCCCGATAAATATTACAATTAAATTATATCTTTTTATATTTTTTTATTCAATACCACTTTACCAAATATTGGTATTAACTTTTTTGCTAATAATTATCAGCTACGCCCTTAAAATTTCCATTACAGTCTCGACATTTATAGTATCTAATTGGCAAATTAGATTTATAACACACAACATTATAACTTTGGCAATAAGGACATTTAGGCAATGTAAATGTAATAGCATATTCCTGGCTCTGGTCTTCTTCAGTCTTTTCTTTATTATCTTTTTTTGCTGGCTTACGACGCTTACTGTATCCGCTAAGCCACCCCTTTTTTTTATTGATAAAGCTACTCATTATTTAACCATTTTCCCTTTGATTGCCTTATCCAGGAAGAACTTTTTTTCTTGCTTTCTGTAGATTTTTTCGGGCGGTATACAAGTGGCTGCATTCCTTTGCGCATTGATGACACGCGAAGCATATCAGCTGCAGCAGCTGCATAAACTTCAGCATCTAAATAGTGATTTGGTCTACCTTGAGTTATAAGCCTCCATTCTTCGTGGGTCCGCCCGGTTTTTTTATTGACAATTAAAATCTTGTTTTCAGAGCAGAATTGCTTTAGATATCTATTCGATATCCCTTTAAAAAGATGCCACTGGGCGGGATCGCCGGGCTCAGATTGCACCATTCTTGTTATCTTATCTTTGTAGTGTGAGGTATCTATGTGCCATAACTTTAAACCACCCTTAATTGCTTTTCCCCCATAGATTGTCCTATCGATATAGCTTATTGTGTATGGCGCTCCAGCTAAATGATCATGCCCTTTTATTGACCGCGACTTATCTTTCCATTTTCTGCAAAATTCATACACTTCATCAGTCCTATAAGCTGAGTCAATACATGCCATCATGACAGGAAACTTTAAACTTTTGTTATTATTGCTATAATGAGTTAAAAAGAGTATTGATTCTACCTCTTCCCAAGACTCTACCCTGCAGACTCTTATTAACCATGATTCCTCTTGATACCCCCATCCCCTTATAACAAGATAAAAGTGGTCTTTTTGCACGTCCACGCCGGCCGTCAACACAACAACTCCATTAGGAACAACTCCTTCCTCATATATATCAGCTCTCGCTGCCAGCATTTCCGGTTTAGTCTCTTCTGTTTTTTCTTCCCATATTTCAGCAAGCCAGCTATTAACAAAGTTCATAAGGAGCTCCGGATAATCTTTTGAATTTAAGAATTCAGCAGCTATATCACTCCAAGACAACCAAGGTGAGTATAAAGCAGATATCCAAAACCCTGCATGTGGAGCTTTGGGGATCTCGTACTTAATTTTTCCGGTAGAGGTAATTTCCGATCCATCTGGGGCCCATAATCCATTCGATAATATTTTCTGCTTATCTTTACTAAATATTTTCTGCTTACACTTTATACATTCATACCATGCTAAATTTTTCATTCTGATATTTTCTGATCTACTCTCATTCTCCGGCCATTTTATTTGATCAAAAACTAAAACTTGGTAAGCGCTGCAATATGGGCAGGGTACGTAAAACTTCAGTTTGCTTGATTTTTCATATTCTCTAAAAATATATCCGTGTTTTGTGGTTGGAGTTGAAACCTTAATTATTTTTTTATTCCAAAAAGTCTTAGTTCTTTCTGTGCCTAATTTAATTGGGTCTGCCTCTTTTCCGGAAAACTTAGGAAATTTATCAACCTCATCAAAAAGGACATATCTAATGGGCCTTGCTGCCAAAGCAGCCGGACTATTAGCTCCAACAAAAGTAAGCATCATATGATCAAGATTGTATTCTAATTTAGTGACATCATCAGACAGTTGAGGTAAGTGTCGGGATAGTGCAGGAGAAGATTCCATCATAGGCTTAACTCTATTATAAGACATGCTTTTTGCATCGTTTTCCCTTGGCATAACGTATAATGCTGGTCCAGGATCTTGATCTATGGCATAGCCCAACATATTATGTATAGCTTCTGTCTTGCCAATTTGAGAAGCGGCCATTATAGTTATTTCTTCGATAAGAGGATCGCTAAAGGCATCCATTGGCCCCTTTAAGTATGGAGTCCTCGAAGTTCTCCACTGCCCAGGTTCAGAGCTTGTTTTAGAATTTAGGATCCGATTCTTATCTGACCACTGACTAACTGTAATCTGTTCAGGAAGCTTCCAAGCCTCCCGCTCTCTTTCGGTCCATATATTTTTATCTCTTTTTGTTATTTGATTTTTTTTCTTCATATGGCTGTCCAGAAAACTTAGCAATAACTTCCCTTATTCTTTGATCTAAGATTGTTTGGATTTCGCGAGGACCCAAGCCAGCTAATTGAGGAGCCACTTGCTTTGGGAACCCTAATAGAGCTTTTTTTACTACTAAAATTCGTTCAACTCTGCCGGCTTCAACCTCTTCAACACTTATTAACTCACCATGGGCCCTTTTATAATCAAGCTCAGCTTTAAGGGCTTTGGCGCGCCTAAAACGACTTTCCCAATTAGGCTGATCTGCATCCTCAGGTTTAGTTTTTTTGCTGCCTTTTTTAGAACGCCTCTCTCTCCATTCTTTTATATCTAATAAACTATAAGAACCATCTTGAGCAACAGGCATTCCATCTCTAATCCAACGCCTAACCGTTCTTTCGGTTACATCAAATGCTTTAGCTATATCATCTTGGGTGTGCACCACCCCAGGCGCAGAATCGCTTTTTTCATATTGCTCCAATTCTTTAAGCTCAGACTTAGATAAGGATTTATTGGATTGCAGTTTTGAAAGTAAATGGATATATCTTTTTTTCTTCGCCATTTGTATAATATTAGGTTTCTTGCTTTGTTGTTCCATCCTTACTCCAATTCTGCATGTTTTAAGCCATGTGCCATCTCATTGACAAAAAAACCGCACCATTGTAAAATGCAAGAATAATTATCTACAGATAAAGTGCGGTCGCATAAAGCTCACATGGCCGCAACATGTGAGTTGGAGCATTGCTCCCGGCCGCTCTTAGCGGCCTACAACTATCTTTTTTTTAATCCTTTTAGCTTTTTTGCCTGTATAATCCTCCCATCTTTTTACAGCAACATCAACGAACACGGGCATATCTTCCATAGCGTAACACCTTCTATTCAACCTTTCCGCAGCTATTATCTGCGTCCCAGAACCACTAAACGGCTCATAGCAGATATCGCCTACTCTTGTATGGACTCTCATAGGAATTGCAAAAACCTCAGTTGGTTTTACTGTGGGATGGTCTACATCAGTTGGCCTATTCTTTCCTTCCCAGTCAAGTTTCCACACATCTGCATAATATTCTGCTGTTGATGGACCTGCAGTTCTCAATAAATCAACATCCCAAACTGTCCCAATAGCCATATCCTGAGGCTTAATATAAGGTCTATTCCCTTTTCTCCAACCAAAAAGACAGGGCTCATGGCGCCAATGGTAGCAAGCATAAGTCATAACAGCGCATGGTTTTACCCATATGATTTTCTGATGCAATAATATACCTAAATCACTCCATACCTTTTTTATAATGTCTTCTCTTGTTGTTGCATGCCACATATATATGCCGGCATTTGCTTCAATAAATTTCAAACCAAGAGAAAGATATTTACCAAAAAAACTATATGCGTCTTTTATACCTTCATCCCAATAAACACTTGACCAATCTTTATTGTTTTTAGGTCTATCAGCCCCTGTATAATTAACCAAATAAGGCGGGTCGGTAGCAAAAAGCTTAGCTTTTTTTCCATCCATTAAGAATGCAACATTCTCTTCTACCAAACTATTCCCACATAATAATCGATGCTCTCCTAATATCCATAGGTCACCTTTTTCAGTTATTATATCCTTTGCCGGATCCGGAATGTCGTCCGGCAAGGTCTTACCAGCTCCCATGTTTTCCACTTCAAATTCATAGACCTCTTCTCTAAGTTGATCAAGCCTGAGGTCGATGTAGTAATCCGGACACTCCTTCCTGGCTTGCTCAATTATTGGTATTAGAGCTTCAGTCCAGCATCCCTCTATTTGCTTATTGTTCAAAGTAACATTTTCCAGCTTCTCTTGCATATCATCAACATCAACCATAATAACAGGCAAGCTTTTTATGCCTGCCTGCTTAATAATTTTATATCTTTGATTCCCAGCTACGATATGCATATTTCTTTTGTTGACAACCAGAAGCTGAAGGTATCCAAACGATTCAAGACTCTTCCTCAAGCCAATAAGAGCTTCATTACTAATGATTCTGGGATTATAAGGGGCTGGTTTAATTTTATCTATATTTACAGTCTTAATGTCCGGTTTTACATTGATTTTTAATATTGATTTATCGCCCATACTTACCTTTCATCTTTTTAGGACCAGGACATACCAAAAAACGAGTTGAAAATCACTAACATTTCGCACTCGCCCGACCCTCGGTGAAAAAATCTCCAGGAAGGACCCGCTTATTGCAGACAAGAAGATTCTTTTTTTTCTCGTTGAGCCTTCCTCTTATCATGTATGTCTTTTAAAGTATTTCTAATCCACCTGGCCAATGAACTATTAGTTGTTGCCTCAGCATATGCTGCCAATGCAACCCTGGCTGATGAGTCATGCTTTGGCAGTAGGATAAAAGCTCCATCTATTTCTTTGCCAGTCTTATTGTGGATCACTTTAAAAGTTTTATTGCTCTCCATTTGAATTATCCTTCCTTATTTATAAGTTACCCAGGATCTTAAATTATACTTTTTCAACAGTTTTTTTCTAAATATTGAATACATTCTATTCCTATACTTTAGATATTGAAGTGGTTTATATTCTATATATCTGCCGGATATATCTGGAGTCCATGCCACCCTATATCCTGCCTGTTTAAAACGCCAAAAGAAATCTTCATGATCAGCAGTCTTAAGCTCAACATCCCACCTCACTTGATGAACTGGCATAGTTTTGCAGATAAAGAACTGCCTACAAATTTCACAATCCAATATTGACAATCCCCTCTCCTGCCTCAATGTATCTTTGCCAAGTCTCTGCAAAATAAATCTTTTAGAATCCATGTCTAAATTATATTCCCATGGAGTTCTATGTTCGATGTCGAATCCGAGGATGCTGATATCTGAATGAGAAAGCAAGTCTATGGCTTTGTCAAGATTAAATAAAGTTCTTTCTGAAAAAGCTAAACTATCAGCTGTCAATATGCATAATGGTATATCAGATTCAATAGCTTTATCAATCAATGCATTCCTGGCAAACGAAACTCCACAATCAAAAGGAAGCTTTGTATATACAATGCGCTCATCCTTTCCATAAAGCTGATGAAGTTTAGAATAATCCTCATTGGTTTGTTCCCCTATCATTAGAACAAACTTATCACTCCAACTATTAAGAATAGATTCAATGGTTGCTTGCGCTAAATCTTCCCGCAGGAATGTGGTATATATTATTGCTATCAATGGCTTCATGTTGTTTGTCGATCTGTGATTTTTTCTATAAGACTTAATATTTTAATTGGATTATCTAAGTCTGTGCTATACCATTGCCTCTTAAAAAGGTAATATAAAAACGCTTCAATAACACTTATGGCTGCTCGGCCGGATCTGGCCCAATCGATTGCTTTTTTAAAATCAAGGTCGTTGTTAACTTTATAAGTCATCATTCTATTTTCATAGAAGGCGTCACCTAAGTTGATAACCGGCTTATAATATGTAAGAGCTTCCACTCCGACTGTTGAATTAATCGTAACCACATATTTGCAGTGCGGCAAAAAATCATGAGTGGAGCCTGCAGAGTATAACTTGCATCTATCTGGGCATCTAATCACTCCGGGATCATGTTTTGGATGAAGCTTAAAAACAATCTTTCCTGGAATAAATTCACACACATAATCTACTAACTGCTGCATTCTTTTGATTCGTGCTGAGTGATTAACTATTTGACTATCGTTCTCTACTTGAAACGGAACAAACACAAAGTCCTCTTCTTTCTTATCACTGCGATCAACAATAAACTTATGGTAATATTCTAACTTGGCTATTAACTCTTGACGTTCATCAAATCTGAGTGGCCCAGAATACTTCCAATCCCTTAACGAACTATTAAAATTAACTCCTTTTCTATCAAAATAGACTGTCCCTCTTTGAGGCAGCCATCCAAGCTCCGAATAATAAACAGGTATGCCAAGTTTTTGACATCTTACAGATATTTCTTGCTCTTCGCCCTTGCCCCCATTCCACATAAATAATAAATCGCAGTCATTAATAAGCATGTTATTAAACTCGTCCACTCCTATGGTATCTTGCAATGGAAGAATCTCGTTCTGCTTAGCAAAATATTTAACATCTATTCCCGCTGATTTATATACCTTGCCCAACGCTTTATATATCTCAAATATTCTATAGAGGTGTCTAACTGGTCCCGGATAATAAAAAACTCCCATAAATATAACTTTCACAAGCGATCCCTCTCTTTTGAGCCCTTAATCACTATCCCCAATCCCCAGGTCTCCTGAAAAATAACTGACTTCCTGCCAGCTGCAAAATCTTTAACCACCCTGTGCACGCTTTTCATTGTTTCCTGGCCAGCCTTATGATCGCCATGCAGCCCTTTACTATAACCACAATCATGAAACATAACTAACCCACCCTTTTTAACAAAAGGAGTGTAATTATCAATATCTTTCTTTAGAGCTTCAGGCGTATGGTCCCCATCAATAAGCAAAAGGTCAATAGGCCAGTTACCAACTTTACCTATAATTTTTTTTGAATGGGAATCCCCAATTATATTTTCTGTTTCATATCCTTCGTCTGACAATCTTTTATGAACTTCTTTTAGCCGTAGGAAGCTATTCTCGTTTCCCCACTTTCCGTTTGGAAGATCAACACTTATAATCAAAGATCCTTTTGGTAAACAATGCGCAAAATAGTACAACGAACCGCCATCTCTTGCCCCTATCTCAAGATATGCCCTGGGACTAAATGCTCCAAAATAGTCAATTATAAATTTTTGGGCATTATTTAATTCCCACACACTTATTGCCGATTCAGGTATCTTATTATGCACAACATTTCTCCACCTTATATTTATTGATTATTTCTTCATGAGCCTGCCGGCTTTTTTGATTACCACATAAATGCGGTCCTGGGTGCCTTCTGTAAATCAGAGTTGGAAGTTTAAGAAATTTAAAGGCAAATCTTTTAAAGGTGCGCAATACATATTCAAAATCAAATGCATGAGCCCAAATTTCATCAAATTTTTCTTTACCTAATGTATGCCTCCGCATTAAAAACGTTCCACCGGCTACATAATGCATCTTGCGCAATAACATTCTTTCGTTTATTGGACATCCCTGCATGAAGCGTTTATTCTTTCCGCTATCATGGCTTTCGTAAAATGCAGAAAATACAATATCAGTATCCGGATCCATAGCAATCAACTGATTTTCAAGCCTAAGTGGCAACATAATGTCATCAGAATCCATCAGCGCTATAAATTCCCCTTTAGACTCTTTAAATAACTCATTCCTCATATTGCAAGAACCTATAGGCATCTCTTTGGCTATGCACTTAACCCTGTCATCACATATTCGCTTGAGAATATTAAATACTTCTTCCTGGTCAGTAGCTCCATCTATTCCAACTAAAAGTTCAAAATTGGAATAAGACTGCAAAAGTACACTATCTATAGCCTCTTTAATATAATCAGCATGCCCCCGGGTTGGCATCAAAACAGATACAAGGGGTTTGGTTTTTTGCTTTCTTTCGGTATCAAACCAATGCTCATGGGGTATAACACGAGGCATGCTTACGCCCCACTTTTCCCTAAAGACTTCGGCTGTTCTTGAAATTTTTTTAGTAAACTCCGGCCGTCTACCCATCCCCACTTCATGATAGACAAATCCGTTTGATATTATCAACTTAAAGCCATGCCTCAATACCCTAAGACTATAATCGTCATCCTCTCCGCCATAATATATGAATCTTTCATCTAACGGCCCTACCACATCAAGAATTCTCCTTGGCAGCAGAGTGGCAAACATATTTAAAGTGTTTTTTGTGTATTGAGTCATCTTATTTTTAGCATCAGGATTACTGCATCCCCTAATATTGCAGCTCGCTCCCACTAAGCCAGGTCCGAGCATTCGATTAGCTTCAATCATTCTGTCTAACCAATGCGACTCCGGAATTGTATCGTCGTTCAATATACAGATATACATACCCACCGCCCTTGCAATTCCTAAATTAACCCTGTGGCTAAATATAAAGTCTTCATTTGTACTAATCACACGGCCATATTGCCTCAAATATGATTCGAATTTCACGCTTTGATCTATAATAAAAATTAGCTCGTAATTATTGGTGTTTGATATGACAGCTTCTACGCATTTTTTTACAACATTGAAGTCATCGTGAACCGGCACTATGATTGAAGTTCTAACCATGAGCTATCTCCTCTCTTACAATCTCTATGCCATGAGTTCGGCAACAATGCTGAAGCGCAATAAAATAAGATCTCTCCGTCTGCCATCTAACCTGGCTATGGTTTGTCCTTTTGTTCTCCAGGCCTTCCCTGCAATAACCTTCTCCAGCGAAATCAGCACCATATACCTTTAGTCGGTCTGCGCCTTCTAAAATAGCCAAGGCAATAGCTGAAAACAGCGTATATCCAGACCACCTCAATATAGCGTAGGCCATTTCCTGCCTCGTATATCCAAATTCCCCCTCAAATGGAGCAACTTGATCAACGCGGCCCCGAGGATATACTTCTTTTCTCATCTTATTAAAAACCTTTTCAGCTTCCGGATAATCCCGGCACCACCTATGCATATGGGTAAGCCAATTATCAGATACCCATAGCACTACAGACAAAGCCCAGCCCTTTAGTAGCCTTTCTTTTTTTTCAATCTTGACGCACGTTTTAAAAAGGTCCCAATCTGATAAAGCCCAGTATTTAGCCATAAGCTTCTTTTGATGCAGGGTTAAAAGGGCTCCGTTTACTGCTATTGTCTGAGAATAGTCTATCTTAAAGTACTCTGATAGATGCGTAAGAGATGGTCCCGGGCAGAATATGGCCCACTCCGAGCTTGCTACTTCCTGTATGGTTTTGGGTCTATTTTCTAATTGAGACCTATCAAGCAAGGCTTCCATTATCCCCCTGCGCTCCTAATTGATATCTTGTCCTTCTCAGAGTGAGAATAAGATATTTTTTTACCCTCTATGCTGATTGACTTTTTCCCTGACTTAGTAAATAACAAAACCAATTCAGCTTTAATTGCTTTTTCTTTATTTTTCAACTCTGATTGCTGTTCTCTGTTTTCTATCAACTCCGCAGCTTTTTTGCCTAACTCATCCCTTGCCGGCATCCCCGGAAGTTCCTCCTGCTTTGCTTTAGCCATTTTTTAGTCCTCCTTTTTTTATTTTATTCATTTTTTTGATTTCCATACAACACTCCCCGGACATGGGCTGCTGCTAAAATCAGGCTCATCTAAAAGCACAACCTGAGGCATCATATCAAGCGGCGCGTGCTCAATGCAAAAGGTGGCTCTTCTGCGCAGCTCTTTATAATGAGGGACTGCATGAATCAGATCACCATAGAGATTAATATATGCCTTAATCTCATCGATTAAATCATCTCTCGTAATTTTATTATTAAACTTGCAGATTTTTTTTATCGTTTTAATCATCTCTTAAATCCTCAAAATATTCACACTCCGCTATACCGCATGGGTTTTTGTCTTCATATCTTTGGTAAAAACTGATCCTATTTTTTCTGCCTCTTATTAACCATTTGTAAGTTTTTTCATTGCCAAACCTATCCTGCCACATCCCAAAAAAGCAATTCACGCGCCCTTTAGACACTATGCAATTACGACATACTGCACACCGAACTCTATCATCCATTGGCTTAAAACCCGAGCCAAGTCTCTCAGCAGCAATGATCGTCTCATTTATCCCCATTCCAGTATAGATACCATCCATATCAATCCTCCTGTTTGAATTATTAGGTAAGGCAAGGTTTATGGGGGGAGGGCAGGACAGACCTTATTAAGCCAAAGTGGCACCTTACCTGCATCTTTTGCTCGCCCGGCCGGGGGTGGTTTCAGAATTAACTTTATCGTTTTTATTCTCCTGCAATCCAAGCTTCTTTCTTTTCCGCCACCGGGCGATAAATTATTAAAGAACTACTCATAGATAAAAAGCACAACAGCAGCAAAAATATCCCACATTTTCCAGATAGCTAAAGCTATAACAATTAGAGCTATAATTTTTGCCGCTTTATCATTTAATTTAGGTTTTTTTGCCATTTCTTAGGCTCCTCTTCGTTTAAAATCCATAAAAAATAAAGACAAGCATAAATAGCCTTGTCCTTAAGCGTATCTTGCCTGCTCTCGTTTTTAGGGTCCTTATTTTTTAACTCCGTTAGCCTGGCTAATTTAACCGAAAGGAAGAATATAAAAATTTCGTCCATGCTTTCCCCGGACATAGCGGCCATTTTTTTGAAATTTGAAAACACATCAGCATCCTGGGCATAGTCATGTCCCTTCCTTTCTAATATCTTCATGCAATCATCAAAGAATTTCCTGGCTTCAACCAATTGCTGCTTGCGCTCCATTCTGCTCTCCTCTGCTTTGTCTTTTCTGTCTTCTCTTGCTGGCCTCAATATTTTTCAGCTGGGCATACCTATAAAGAGTGTCAACGCCTTTTTTACTACCAAAGGCTCCCTTGGTTTTAGATACTCTATTTTTTCGCTGCATCCATAATCTGCGCCTAAGCTCACTTCTATTCATTGATATCCTCCGGGTTATCTTCTCTTGATAGCCATTCCTTACAAAAGTCTTCTCTTGCTGTGTATGCATCTTTCAGTAAGCATTTAGGCCTTTTATAATACCTGCATTTTTTGCATATATGCCTTACGCCCTCTTCCGAAATCTCTACAGATGTTTCATTTGCGTTTGCATTTGCATCAGTCATTATCAATCTACCTCCTCAATTCTTACTCTCGTGCTTTCCCTTCCAACCATAAAGCCTATTTCAATCTTTTTAAGCCACTCATGACTGTCATCCGTTAAGAATGTTCGCTTAAGGGCATCTGTTATGAACTTCGTGCCTCCGATATAATTATCAAAATCGCGCCCGCGATTAACCTTAAAACTAATTATATATGTGATCTTTACCGGCTTTTTAAATACAACCTTTTTACAAGTAAGCCAGTAAGCTACAACCATTAAATCCCACACTCTTTGCTCTTTTCTTAACTTGGTCCAGTGCTGCCTGAGCATCACATTCAGTGATGGCGGGGTTTTATCTAATTTAAAATCTACTAACTTTTTCTTCTTTTTTTCATCTGCCACTTTTATTCTTGCCCTCCGAAACACATTGCAATACTCGCGTTTTTATAACCATAACTCTAATTATCCCAATAAGTTAAAAACCTGAACATTTCTTCTAAATCAAACCCTTCATTACTCGTGAAATATTCCGCAGCTGCTTTCTTTGTTTTCAGCTTATTTTTATCAAGTTTGTATGCTGCCACCAAAGCTTCCCGAGCATCATTAAGCCAGCCAGACATCTCGTAGGCAAACATATTTACCCAAAATGATCTGTCTCCTTTGCCTTTTTGAGCTTTGGTCTTTATCTTTTCAATTCGCTTTAAAAATGCCTCATGTCTCTTTTTGTCTTCTTCTTTTTGAGCTTCAGCATTCCTTTTATTGAAACATTCCTTATTCACACAAACCTCAGTCTTCTCCTTCTTACCATTCCAGCTTCTTCTAAAACCTATCTTTTTATGTTTGCATCCTTTGCAGGCTTTTTTATCAAAAAGAATTCGAGGATTATATCCATTAAAATCTACTGCATGTTTCATCATTGAATCTTCAACAATCTTGCCTTTTTTTACTGCATCTTTTATTCTTTCTTTTTGAGCCTTCAAAGCTGCTCTCTGCTTCTTATTAAAACACTCCGACTTATAACATCCATTAGCTGTGCCATTCCAAGTTTTCATCTTTCTATTAAAATCGCAATCGGTGCATTCTTTTTTATTAAACTCAGCATCAGACATAAGTCTAACGCGCCGACCTAAAACTGATCTAATAACAGAATCAAACTCTTTAACACTTATCTGTTCATATGATTTCATATCCTTGCGCACTCCATCCAGGATCCTATCACAACCAACAAGAGTCATTAAATACTTCAAATGACCTGGAGTAAGAGTGCCTTTTACAATATCCTTTTGGAAGTCTTCCCTGATATCCAAAAGTGCTATCCTGGCAGCAATAAAACCCTGGCTCTTACCTATCTTTTTCGCCAATGTTTCTTGTGTGTATTTACACTTATCGATTAGCGCTTTAAACCCTTGAGCCTCTTCAATAGGATTAAGATCATCCCTTTGCAGGTTTTCTATAACCTGCAGCTCCAGAGCTTCTTCCTCTGATAATTCCTTAATAAACGCCGGGATATCTTTTGCCTGGCACACCTTAGACGCCTTAAACCTTCTCTCTCCGCAAACTAACTCATATTTCTTTCCCGTCGGCCTTACGAGAATAGGATTTATTACACCTTTTTCTTTAATGGAGTCTGCAAGTTCCTTAATTTTTTCCTCGTTAAAATACTTGCGAGGATTGCTTTTTGATATAACAATATCGCTTAATACTAATTGTTTTACTTCCACGTGTTACCTCCCTCTATTTTTTACCCGGAAAATTACGCACTTCAACTTTGCCTGTAGGCCACTCCAAAACAAAGTTATACTTGCCGCAATGAATACATGTTGTAAGGCTATCCCAATATCCCTTCGAACCAACATCCTCTTTGCCAGGCTTAGGCGTTTCTATTGCTTTATTACAGTGTGAACACTTATAAGTCGTTGTCTTTTTGCCGGCTTTTGTCCATCTGGCAACATATTCATCATGAGCCTTTTTAAGATCTCTTAAATTCGACATATGCGTTTTCATTAAATCGCCTCCCAATACTTCTTATAAATCCTGTTGTAGACCAGGTTCTTATGACGCTTAGGCACTGCCCTTTTTAGAGCGATAAAGCCTTCATTCCACACCTGACATACCTTAGCATCGCTGTAAGCATTTCGCTTTTTTAACATTTTTATTATTCTGCTTATATGCCACCTGGCTATTTTGCTATCTATAGATGCATCCAATAAATCCTTATGATTATAATCGGTTCCATTAGCCCTGTTATAATCGATAACAACTGCTGCGCAAATATGATACTTACCCAATGAATTTCCGCCATCCCCATAGGGTCTCATTCCATATGAACTCTCCGCCAGGCTGATAGTTCTTAACAAGCTGCTCACCTCATCGGCTGAGCATGATTTAATAGATATTGAGAGCACTATCCCTATAATCAAGATGATTATTAATGCCTTAAAAAATGCCTTCATTTGTCCATATATCCACATAACCGCCTCCTTTGTAATTTTAAATAATATTAAAACTGCGGCTCCCAGCAACAGAAAGCCCGATCCAATAAATCCGCAAAACTCGATATCGCGCTTATCTTCCTCAAACATTTCCTTCCCCCCTTACATTCTTAGGCCTGTTTCCTGCTGTTTCGCCATTCGAGCAAGTATTTGACCTATAATAGCCGGCTCTTTTCTATACCGGCTGCCTCTTTTGGCATTCCTTTCTGCGTAAAAAGCCCTTGATTCATCGCAGACAACCTGAGTAAACCAGCCCCAGGGATTATCTATGTGTTTATATTTTTTGAGATACTCCTTGCAAGCGCTTATAATAACTTCGGCTGGCGGCAGTACCCCGGATTTTGACTTAGATTTGATAGATAATAAGAATTTGACCAAAGGAAAGCCTAACTGCTCAACTTCCACTACAACAGAGGTTTTATTCTTTATTTCTTTTTTGGTAAGTTTTTTATGTGAAAATATAATAACATTATCAATTGAGGCATCATCCGAAGGATGATCTGCCTTTCTATGTGTTTCCTTACTATGTGTTTCCTTACTATTTGATTTAAACGTGGTTAAAAGGTGATTTAAACGTCGTTTAATAGTGATTTTAACGCTGTTTAAATTAGTGTTTTTAATGTTATTTAAATCACTAAGGAACTTATCCACAGCATTTGGGGACAAAGAAAGCCACTCTTTTTTATCGAGCAGCCAGTATCTATTGCTGCATGTTCTGCCTATTCTGCGCTTCTTAATTATCTTAAATTGCTCTAAAACCCACAAGGAACCATCTACCATGGGAACGCTTATGTTGAGCTCCCGAGCTAAGGTACCAATTGATGGCCATGCTACCTGATCTTTATTAGCATGCCGGCATAAAGCAACGTAGACTCCTATAGCATAAATTCCCAAGAATCTGCCATATTTATCTACCAATAAATCATCAACTACAAATTTTTCACGTTGCCTTAAGTCTCGTACCTCGAATTCAGTTTTTTTACCCATCCCCTTTAAACTTTCTATTAAAATCCCTATCTGGATCGCAACAAATCATCAAGTGTAAAATCCTGCTGCTTTCCGTGAATGTGTCCTGGTGGGTTTTGTTTACTACCCGGCTGCACATAAAGCAGGCGCCGGCTTCTGCCTTCTTCCTGGCTATCCTTACGAACTTCATCTGCTCCTCCTTTGATAGCCTTTTGAACCTGATGACTGCCTGATGAAAATTGAAATTCTTTTTGTGTTTCGAATCTTTCATATGATTTTTGTTGTAGTTTCGATACTGTTTCGCCCATGGATTTGATTCGTTTTCTGAGGTCCTCAACAATTAAGCTCACCTCCTGCGGATTAGATGCCAAGTAGTATCCCTTTTCTGATGCTACAATTGGCTCACCAGACCTTCTAAACTGCCTAATAATGCTTCTTACTACCGGTCCGGATATGTTCAGCTCTTCTTCTAATTCTTTTGAGAGAACCGGATTCATTTTTGAGCGTTGGGTTATTATTTTTAAAAGAACTTCCTTCGTTCTGTGTCTGGCGTAATTTATCATTATCTATATCCCTGCAAATGTTAGTTGAGTATCCTTTGATCTCTGCCTTTGCTTGCTTAGCTGTTTTTCATATCTAATTACAGCCTTCATTTCTTTTAGCCGGCTCTTATCGGCCCTTCTTATAAAAGCTTCATATTCCTTAGGATTTTTAAGTACACTCAACCAAAAAAAGTAATTTTTAGGCTCTCTCATAAATTACCCTGCCGGGCAGATCCGGCTTCTATCAATAAACTGTTCAATCTCGCTTTCTTTAAATCTCAGCGTGCCATTACCTCCAGACAACCTAAGAGGAATGACGCCTTTATCTATCCACTTGGCATAATTCTGCCTCACATAAGAGGTAGAGCAATTTAGCCTTTCAGCCACCTCTTTTGTGTTAAGTAGTTTATCGGTTCTATTTTTCATTTTTTTTACTCAGCTTTTTTAATATTTCTTTTAATCTTGCCTGTGTATCTACTGCTTTATTCTTTACCTTAATAAGCCTGTCTCTGGCCTGCTGCCTTGGAATATCATCCTCCAAGTCCTCCCTCTCTTGCTTGCGCAATCTCTGTATGGCTGCATTAAGATTTTTCTGGGCGGATGGATTTGCTCCGGATGCTACATCCTGCACAGCTTCCAAAAGAAAGCTAAAAACATCGTTCCTGGTAACATCGTTGGCATGGTCAGCGCTTTCTGATTTGTTTAAAGCTTCAATCACTTCTCCCAAGCCTTCTACAAAGTGCTGAAGCATCGTATATGATTCTAATGCTTCTTCAATTATCTGATTCTTGTCTGTCTTTTTGCCTGACATTAGTGGACTCCCATGTTACACAAATCGATATTTGCGTGGTATAGTTTAGATATGGCGAATAAAACGTTAAATAAGCCACCAAATTTAAGCGCTACGGGCAGATCTCCGCCTGAGGCTATAGCTGGTTTCTCTTTTGTAATATTGGTCATTATTCGGCTTCCATTTTAGTAATTTAAAAAGCAAAAAAAATATTGTTACGCGACTGAATTTAAGATATACTAAGATGAATTAACTTAAGCTGTCTTACATTTATGTAATGAAATATACCATATAGCTTACATTTTGTCAAGTTTTTTTATTAGCTTGCACTGGCATTGTCTTTATATTTATGTTAGAATCATAAGGGGATATATGAAGTTTTCTAAGTGGTTAGATAGTCAATTAAAAAAACGCGATATGCTGCCAAGTGAGCTTTCGTACAGCTCTCAAATTAGCCAAGCCGAAATATCAAGACTGCTCTCCGGCAAGCGTACGCCTTCACTAAAGACCATTAAAAAAATAGCCCTCGCCCTTCACGTCTCCGAGGAAGAATGCATGAAGGCTGCGGGATTTATTAATAATGGGTCTCATGAGGATGATCTTTTGTCCGTAATAATTAAAAGTGAGGTGCCCAATAGCGATTTCGATTCTTCAAAGAATTTGAATAAGATGCTTATATCAAGAGATATTATAAATGATGACTCTGTTTTTGCCCTCAAGGTAACCGGGGATATGCTGCGGGCTCATAATCTCTTTGATGGTGATATCGTTTTCATTTCACCCGCCTCAATATTAAGCAATGGAGACATAGCAGCTGCATTAATTGGCAAGAAATTAACCCTTGGAAAATGGCATGCAACCTCAACTCCGGACTCCAAGCAGAAAAGAATTATTTTTATCCCTGGAGATCCATCTCTGGGCCCAATCCTTATAACTCAAAATATGAAGCAGGTAAAGGTTTTTGGTAAGATGGTCTTAAGCATTAAAAAGCATTGAGGTTGACTATGAAATTCATAAAAATTTATTCGCAGGTGAGGACCTTCTATAAAAATTAACAGGGGCTTGATAATATGCAAAAACTAACTACTTTGGTAACTTTAATTATGGTTTCCCTTTTGGGTTGCACCACCATACAAACGATAGATCCGGCTCAGTATAATTTTGCTACACCAAACGACTCAAGCTATGACCAGGTTTGGTCTGCAATGATCAAGGTCCTTAATGAGCGTGGAGAATTTATAACCTTAACCGACAAGCAAGATGGAATAATCGTAACAGATTACAACCACCAAAATCCAGTTACATCAACCTCAGTATCTTATTCTACAAGATACCGGCTAAATATATCTATATATAATGAGGACCCGGTAAAAATAAAAATTGCTCCGGATATTCAGCTGCAGTCATCTACCGGCTCTGGCTGGATTGCCATGAAGGATGACGGGACTGTCCTTAATCAAATCAAACAAAACCTTGCAGAAAGACTAAAATAATATGGCATCGATTCATAAGCGCAATGGCATATGGTGGCTCTCATGGTATCAAAACGGAAAACGGCATAGAAAGAGCCTTAAAACAAAAGATAAAGAGGTGGCCAAGTACCATAAAAACAAAAAAGAAATAGAATTGGCCGAGAACTCTTCGCCTATCCCCAGAAAAAAGATATCATGCCAGGAATGCCTCCTTGAGTATGCTGATCAAGCCAAACATCAAAAGGCGGCCAAAACACTTCGGGATGACCTTAAGCGCATCCAGGATTATTTGAATTGGTCAGGCATAAAGGATCTTAAAAATATTACACAGCACTCTGTTGAGAAATACATAAAATTTAGGCTTGATCAAAAAAACATCAGCCTAAATACTGCTAACCATATTATAACTAACATTAAGACCTGGTTAACATGGACCCAGAGACATAAATATATATCATCTAATCCTGCCAAGCATGTAAAAAAATATAAGCTTAGCAAGAATCCTCCGAGATATCTCAGTGAAAAGGAAATAGACAAACTATTAGATGCTGCTAAGGGTTCAAATTTCTATCCTGCTATTGCCACTGCTTTATACACCGGATTACGCGTAAGAGAATTACTCAACCTCGAATGGACGGATTTTGATTGGAAAAATGAAGTTCTAAACGTGATAAATAAGGATGACTTTACCACCAAGTCGAAAAGATTTAGATCCATTCCCCTCAATAAGACCCTTGTTACAATTTTAAAACCTTATAAGAAAAAATCAGGATATTGCTTCTTTCCTGGTGGATCGAGAAAATGGTCCCCGGACAAAGGCCTTCTTGCCATTATTAAAAGAGCCGGGCTTAAGAATATCAGATGGCATACATTTAGACATACCTTCGCAAGTCGGCTTGTGCAAGAGGGAGTTTCAATATATAAGGTCTCCAGATGGCTTGGCCATGCGAGCGTTAACACGACAATGATTTACGCACACCTGGCTCCTACCAAGGATAATGACATAAATAGAATATAGGTTTTAGGTGTTTATAGCTGCTCAAGTATCTCAAGATATTGATCTCGCGATATTTTGAGAGTTCTAAGGTTGTTTATTATTATAAAAACCGGAATGTCTTTAATTTTTGGTATGACAATTGGCTGGATTAAATCTGTTCTTGAGTATTTTAGGTGGTCACCCTTCGTCCCCTTATAAGTGCATCCAATATGTGTTAAAAACTTTTCAAAAACTCTATGGTGCACAGGTGTTAAGCGGGGCACGGTAACTTTACCCCCTGATTCATAGATGCAATAAGCTCTGGGGGAACCCATTTTGGTTCTGGTTTTTTTACCTTCTTCCACCCATAATTAATTAAGATTTGCTCTAAGGTTCCCATTTTTTCGGCTTCCTCAATAAAAATGCGAACTAATTCCTCAAACCTTTTTTGAGTTTGCTCAAAAGAATCTCCACAAGTAGAAATATCTAAGGCAGGCGCATAAGCAATAAATTTACTTCCTTCTTTGTAAATGCTAACTGGTAATTGTGCCTGTATAACATGCATATCGCTTCCCCTTTATTTCCATTTTTTTACTTTTCAGTGTACTTATAAGTATACCTAATGCATGTGCAATCTGTCAAGCATTATATAACAAATATACATTTGTCATATTAAAATGCAAGTTAAATAGTCACACTTTTAGTCACACTCAAAAATTAAGTACTTTATTTCCAATGTTTTATAACAAAAGACGGATTATTATGAGTCAGCCGCTCTAACCAACTGAGCTATGGGCCCTATTTTAAAGACTTAAAGTTTATTATACAAACAAACTTAAAAAAAGCAACAAAAAATTTCCTATTTGCTGTTTTCCTGCAAACTTT